TCTGACAAAACTTGTCTGTGTCGCAAAAAGCGATTGGCTCTGATAACTTTGCCATAGAAAAACCTACGGCAAAGCCACCAATACCACTACATAAATCAAGATGTTTGAGCATTTACCACTCCCACCTATCTACACCACAAAGTTCAACATTAAAGTTTTTATATTTTTTGTTACTTTGTATTTCGTGCAAACTATCATCTGCAAGTCTAGATACATCTATGTATATTCTTTTACCATATTCGTTTGGATATTCTTCAAAGGATACATAGTTCCAAACATTTATTATACCATTATGTCTTATGTTTGGTATTTTCTTCTTATATTTTCTAGCCATTATTTTTTCCTCCTTTATAACTCTGCCTCAAAATTACATTGACCTTTTTCTTTAACACAAGCTAAAATTTGATTACCTAATTCAAGTCTTGCATACCACTCTAAATAATGTCTTACCCCTTGTTCGGTAAACTTTTCTGATGGTAAACCTTCACAAGTGTAAAGACTATTTAAATGATTAACTAACATCTCGTTATTGTATCCGTTATTTTCTTCAAAAAATTCATCAAGTGCTTCTAAAAGCGAACCTAGATAATCTTTGCACTTTTTAATACCTTCCTCTATTTTCGGTAAATCTTTTGTTTCAAAGTAATAATCTAAAAACCTTGCTTGTCCTTGTTGACCAAAGAAATCTGCATCATTACTTGATTGAACTGCGAACCAAAACTTACCTTCAATATCTCCGTTGTAATATCTACCCATTACACATCTCCACTTCTATAAAATTTAAATGCCAAATCAAATTCTAAAAAGTTTAAGCAAGTATCGTTGGGATGATTTTTTTCCATATGGTTTTGAAATGCTACATCTGAATGACCTTTTTTTGCATAGGCATAAAGCTCATTTTTTTCTATATCCACACAAATAAATTTAGTTCTCATATCGGTCTTAAGTTTCTTTTTCTCAAGATGATCATAAAGTCTGTCTTGACACCAATGCTCAAGATCAATATCTACTTCTCCCCATTCATACTTTTCAGTACCAAATGTTTTGACACAATATTCATCAAGAGTTTGTAACAAATTTCTCATGTCACTATCCCATTCTTCCATGAATTGTGGATAGGCGAATTGTCTATCAGATCCACCATGTCCATCATTTGACACTTCAACTGCTTTCTTGCCGTTGACATATACTGTTGCATTATAACAAGGAGTTTCTTGACTTCCTTGTTTATAATAAGAAATATTTTTTAATTCTAGTTTTGATATTTGCATAACATCTCCTTTCATTCTGTTGTTGCAATATTCAAGATTAGGCACGGCAGCCATGCCTAACTTTGAGTATTACATATCATCTGTTCTATTCTCATGGTAATCAAAATCAACTTGATCATTCTTTAAAATTTCAATAAATTTTTTAATTGCTTCGTTTCTAGCTTTTTTGTCCCACTTCTTAAAACCTCTAATACAAACTCCAGTTTCAAGAAAAACATCAAAGCCTTTAACTTCTGCTTTTTTCCATTCTTTAATTGTCATTGGCATATATTTTCTTCCTCTATGTTTTCTAATATTAATTGCTCTGCGATCTTAACAACAAATCCACCCTTCCAAGTAAGTCCATCAATTTCATAAAGTTTTGCACCTATCTCTTTAAAGGCTTGGTCGTTTGTCATGCTCTTGTCATTGAGGAAGAAATCTAAATCTTCCCCAACTCTTTCAACTAACTTTGTAAGTCTAGTCATTCTTACCCCCATGAAATATTTCATCTATTTTTTCATTAACTTTTTCTTTCAACACATGAATTTTTGCCTCTTGCACATCTGATGATATTGGCATAACTTCAAAACCCTCTGCACTTTGCATAATTAAAACTTTACCACACCAAGTAATTCTTTGTGTGATCTCTGCGATTGTGGATTTTACGTCAACACTTTCGCCCTCGTCATTTGCTCCAAGCACTAAAGTTTTACCGAATAAAGTCTGCGTATGTCCGTTTTCATATCTAAAGTCAAAAGCATGATTTGTCTGCTTCATCAACCCCATGTCATCAACATATAAAGTGTCTTCATTTTTCAAGGGATAAACTGCGGTAAAAATTTCTGCGTCTATAAATTTATTTATTTTCTTATAGTCTCCGTTGTAATCTACAACGGAAACTATTCTTTTTATTGGATCAATTAAATATGCTTTCATTTTACAACAACTCCTTTAAATTTTTGTAACTATCTTTTATTGAAAATTTTCCATATTCAACTGTATCTCTTTTTTTGCAATTTGGAATTTTAATAAATTTAATTGGTAAGTCTGAGACACAACGATAATTTAAAACAATCTCGCCTTCTTCTTGTAATCTTTTAATTGCTTCATGTTTGTATTGATCGCCGTACCCATATTGATACGGCAACGCATAAACTTTATTTTCTACTGTGTTTTCAATTCGTGCAGAAAAATAACTATTTCCATTAATTTTATCTCGCCATTCTTTAGCGATAACAATATAATCTATTGCCATTTTATCCCCCTTACATATTGTGTTGTTTCTTCTTGTTCTTCAATAACACTTTCTAAAATATAAAAGCCTACAAAAAACCATCTTTGGTTTTGGTAAACTTCAAATTCTTTTATTAAATCTAATTCCATTTTAAAATCCCTTCTGTTAAAATTAAATTATGCCTTAATTATTTATCTCATATTATCCCATGTAGGTCAAGTTATAATGAAAGAAAAACAATTTTTTTTGAATATAAAAAAACAATTATCTCCAAATACTTTTATTCAAAAAATAGAAAATAAATTTAATAGTGGTTTTACTGACGTTATAATAATTAATGAAAAGTTCCCATTATTTATTGAATTAAAATCACCAACAAAAGGAAACAAATTTAAGATTGAATTGTCCCAAATATCAACACATTTAAGGATACAAGCTAACAATTATGTTTCTTTTTTCTTGGTTCGGCATCCCTCAACCTCGCTTTTATATTTGTTTGAAGGTGGTTCGGTCTGCAAGTTTTGTGCGTCCCACGACCTCTGCACCTTCATTCTGTCCACGGAGGCTGAAGGATTCCTGGTGCGTGGAAGTTTGACGGAGTGCCTTGCATCTGCGAATCAAAAAATTCGAACCTTGTTGCAGAAGTAACGGAGTGGTCGCTTTGCGAACTTCTGCAACTTTGCACCTCGAAGGGGGAGGCTGCAACCAGGCAGAAGGTGCTGCGTGGCTGAAGAAAAAAAGGGATTCTTGCAGAAGTAACGGAGTGGTCGCTTTGCGAACTTCTGCAACTTTGCGTTCCAAGATCCCCAGAGCCTGGAAGCCGCCTCCGCCTCCAGGCAAAAAAATACCCCACGACCTTCGGTCGTGGGGTGCGGTAGTTAATAATCATCATAAGGTTCGATTCTTTCTCCGTACTCTTCTGCTCTACGACTGTAATCTCCTTTGAAGATGTGTGGACTAAACTTACTTAAAAATTTATCACGGCAGTCGTCACAAGTGTAACCTAAACAAATGCCCATAGCATCTTTCTCAAGATATGCTTCTTTTTCTTCGTGGCATTGAGGACAATTATCGATTGAATATTTCGGTTCGTACATAGTTTTCTCCTTAAAAAATTTTGGTTAAAAAATCACACACTATGTCAAACAGATAGGATTGGAAAAAGGAAGGCAGTTCCAAGAGCCTAATTTATTATCCCACATTTTCCCAGTCCTTGCAACTCCAAAAAAGACACGGACAACGCAAAGGTAACGGAGTGGTCGCCTTGCGAACCTTTGCGTTTTGGGTCGAGGAAGCTGCTGCAACCAGGCAAAAAAAATTAGTCCAAAAAAAAGAGAGCCGAAGCTCCCTTTCTTTCGGTAGGTTTTGAAGCTACCAACTAGCACGATAATGCACCTCTCGTGGATTTATAAAAAGTTTTTCATCTTCCCACATTTTCTTGCCATCTATTAAAAACTGTTTTGCTTTTTCAAAACAATTTATCGCATAAGTTTTTTCTTCTGATGTGTAATATTGATTTTGTTTTGAATTACCAAAGAAAAAGCCTGAATGATCTTTTAATAGTTTATCGTCTCGGATTGCCATTATTATCTTATCAATATCGCTTTCATTTAATTCGATATCTTGGCAATTATCTACACCTTTTGCAAACTCCTTTACAATGTAACCATGTAAATCGGGATGTTTTCTCCAATACGCAAACTCAACATTATACTCTGAGATATTATATTTATTCTCCAACATTGGTCTTTTAATATCGCCTTTGTGTGAATGTTCACTATTATAATGTGAACCTCTTAGATACATATCTAAACCCATAATTTACCTTCCTTTCATTTTAAAATTATGTCCTTCTAATATATCCCAATTATTCCCATAACTCAATAAAAATAGTTCACGTTTCGTGAAATGTTTATTTCACGTTTCGTGAATTGCAACTCCAAAAAAAATGATTGACAAACCGAAGGTAATGGAACGTATGAGTTCCGAAGGAACAGAGTGGAATGTTCGCCTTGCGAACCTTCGGTTTGTGGCTTCGCTGCTGCCTGGATCCACGCACGACGCTGCTGCACGAGGCACAATTTCTCGGAAAAATAATTTAAAAATAATTGAAAAAAGTATTGACTATGATCTTAGAATGTCCCATAATTTAGTATATAAACGAAAGGAAATAAAATGTCAAAAGAAATAAAATATATAAATCCAATTCAGATGACTATGTTAAATAACAAAGCCATCAGAAAAGATCTCAATCGTTCACTGAACCCATCGTTTGTAAAAGCGATCAGTAAGGAGATATTAATTCCAATCGTGTTTCATATGCCTCATAACGATGTAGAGGTCAGATGTAAACTGATCGTTCCATCAGAGTACATTGAAGGCAACTGGTCAACCAAAGTAAAAGGGAAAGATGTGGTTGAGATGTGGCTAGATATGTCGCTAGAGGACTTCAATGGATTAGAGAGCCACAAAGCAGAAAAGGAGGACAATTAGGCTCTGTGTGGGGTTGCAGTCGACTGCAACCCCATAAAAAAGACCCCTAAAATGATGCAAGTTTGCAGTAAAAGAACTTACTTCTATCGGTAAGTTCTTTGCGAACTTGCATCATTTTGCCATTGGGGTTACTGACAACAAAAGTAAGATAAGTTTGTAACATAATTACCCCCACCCCCTAAATTGACACAACGGTGTTACTTGCAGACTGTATATATGCTTGGTTGATAAATTCATTCAAATATATTATCGTTTGGTTATGACATTAGACGCATTACCTAAAGAGGTGTTACAAGAAGTATTTCTGTTAGAGCAACAGAAAAACAAACTGGACACTCGTGAAAAAGCACAAGAAAATTTTTTAGATTATGCCCAACATGTATATGAAGGTTTTATCGTTGGGCGACATCATAAAATCATTGCAGAAAAACTGGAGCTAATCGCACAAGGCAAACTTAAGAGACTGATTGTAAACATGCCACCCAGACACTCGAAGTCAGAGATGGCATCTTATCTCATGCCCTCGTGGTTCTTGGGACGTAATCCAAAACTCAAGATCATCCAAGCCACGATGAATACAGAACTTGCCGTGAGGTTTGGTCGTAAGGTCAGAGACTTGATTGCCGATCCAGTGTACACGGAAATTTTTCCAGAAACCGATTTGAAACAAGACAGTCAAGCAGCGGGTCGTTGGGAGACAAGTGCTGGTGGTGAATACTTTGCCGCAGGCGTTGGTGCGGCGATGACGGGTCGTGGTGCAGACTTATTGATTATTGATGACCCACACTCGGAGCAAGATGCACTGTCCTCGGTTGCTTATGATAATACCTACGAGTGGTACACATCGGGTCCGAGACAGAGATTACAACCTGGGGGAACCATCATCATTGTGCAAACAAGATGGTCAAAGAAAGACCTCACGGGCAGATTAGTCCAGGCTATGGCAAAGGATACTATGTCTGACCAATGGGATATTGTAGAGTTCCCAGCGATTCTACCGAATGATAAGATCTTGTGGCCCGAGTTTTGGAACAAGGACGAGTTGTTAAAAGTCAAAGCGTCATTGTCCCCTATGAAATGGAACGCCCAGTGGCAACAGAATCCTACATCTGAAGAAACTGCCATGATCAAAAGGGAGTGGTGGACTCCGTGGGAAGAGAAAGAAGTGCCTAAGTTAGATTATATTTTGCAGTCCTATGATACGGCATACTCTAAAAAAGAGACAGCAGACTATTCTGCGATTACAACTTGGGGTGTGTTTGAACCAAAAAAGAACGGACAACAGCATTTAATTATGCTTGATGCCAAGAAAGGGCGCTGGAGTTTTCCAGAGTTAAAGGAGATTGCGATAGAAGAAAACGAATATTGGGATCCAGATATGATGCTTATCGAAGCAAAAGCCAGTGGTCAACCCTTGGCAGACGAACTGAGAATGATGAACTTACCAGTTTTAACCTTTAGTCCAGGCAGACGCAAAGGGGGTAACTTAGACAAAACGACAAGGATGCACATTGTTTCTCCTATTTTCGAATCTGGAAAAGTGTGGTATCCTAGTGGAGAGAAGTTTGCAGAGGATGTAATAGAAGAGGTTGCATCTTTTCCAAATGGCGACCATGATGACTATTGTGATAGTATGACAATGGCAGTTATGAGATTTAGACAAGGTGGGTTTATCGCACTGGACGGAGAAGACGAAGGGGAAGATTGGTATCCTCGATCACGAAGGGAGTATTACTAATGCTATTAGGCGACTTAGGAAAAATAGTCTTTTTAAAGATGGAGCAACAAAATGCAAAGACAGCAAAAGAAAAAAGAGAGGTGCAGGCAAAAATAAAAGCCTATGAAAAAGAATATGCAAATAGATTTACTAAATCTGGTAAGCTCAAGAAAGAATTTGAAAACAAGTTTATAGGCAAAGGATTTAATTTAGATAAGTTAGGATCAAGTCCTATAGACAAACCAAAGAAAAAATCTTCTGGTCCTAAAATGGGAGCGTTAACTGGAAAAAGAGCCAAAAGGACTCCTAAAGGTGATATTACTAAAAAGATGAACATGGGTGGTGTTATGAAAAATCGTGGCGGAACTTTTAAAGGAACATTCTAATGTCAGATAGAAAACCAAGAAATGTTCGTGAAAAAGTTAAATATGATCCGTTTGGCTTTGATAAAGTTATGAAGGAATACATAGCGAAAAACCCAAAGAAAAAAAGTAAAAAAGTAATTGCTAAAAAAGTTGAACCAGAAAAGCCTAAACCAAAACAAGGTCCGCCTCCTCCACCAAAGAAAAGGGGTAGACCACCAGGAGCTAAGAATAAACCAATAAAAGTCCGTTCTCCTATTAGATCTTCTGAACTTGGTAGACCAAAACTTAAAGAACCAAAAAGAATTGTAATGCCTACGGGTAGAGCGATGGATGATGCTATCACAAAGATTCAACAACAGCTGTTGATAAGAAAAGATAAACTTAAAAAAAGCAACGGAGGCACTATGAATAAGCAGTCACAGTTAGGTGCTAGACTTATGCACACTATTGATCGTATAAATAGAGATAAGAGTCTTTCGAAGCCACAGAAAAGAGAGATACTAAAAAAAGGACTGAAGGGTATACGCAAGATCAGAAATATGAACATGGGCGGTGTCATGCGAGGTCGTGGCGGAACTTTTAAAGGAGTGTATTAATGACGAAAAAAAGGAGCATGTATGATTTAAGAGAAATGGCTTTAAGAAGTAAGCCGTTTCTTGGACAAAAGGCAGGCACAACAGACGATAAAAAAATCGTGTATGGAGGCAGACACTACACTAGACAAGAAGCTGTTGATATGCAGAAATACTTTAGAAGAACTAGAGATCCCATACTTAAGGACGAAGCTAATAATAAATTACAAAGATATATTGACAGACACGATGCTATGGTTGCAGAGAAGAAAAAGAAAAAAACAAAATCTCTGAAAAATATAAAAATGCCTGGTTCGAGTAAAGAAGACGGAGTAATTCAAATACAAGAAAAATTATTGTTTAATCAACGCAACAAAAAAATGAACATGGGTGGTGTAATGAGAAACCGTGGTGGAACTTTTAAAGGAGTATTTTAATGTCATCAGATGAAGCAGATAGAAGAAGAACCTATAGAGAACTAGAGAAGCGTGGACAACCAACGCCTGGAAAATATTACTATAAGCGAAAGCCTACAGAATATTCGCCAAGGAAAAAGATAAAACCAAAAGTAAAACAACTGGATTTATTTAAGAAAAAGGCGGGCGGATTTACCGTGACAAACCGTTTCTCAGATATTATGCTACCAGAAAAGAAGAGAACAACAAGGATTACTTAATGGCAGAACCTTATTTTCCAGGCGGTCCAAAACCACAAGGTCTAGATAAAACATTTGATGATTTTGCCAGACTTGGTAGAGGGTTACTGGTCGGTGAAACAGCAGACATTTTGGGTCTGCCAGCAGACCTACTTGGTTTGTACTATGATGTTCGTTATGGTCAAACGCCTGAAGGCATACAAAGTTTAATTGATACGATAGGTTCTGAGGCACTTGCAAAGAGATTCATGGGCGAAGAGTTCCCAGAATTTTCTTTTGAGAACTTTGGTAAAGACGAGAACTTGGAAAGTGCAGGTCGAGCCTTGGCTCCTGGTGCGTTGTTAGCTAAAGCGATAGCCTCAGCAAGATTAGCAGCGAGATTAAAAAACCCACCAGAGGGTGGGATCGGCAGTTTAGGAGATCAACAACTTGCATTAGCTGGTGCAGGCGCAGGCAAAGTTCCTATGGGGACAGGTGAACAACTACTGATGACAAGAGCAGATGACGGAAGTGGAGCAGTCACACCGACACCTATGCCGAAACAAGCAAAACTCATGGACGATGATGCTTTCTTAAGACGAGGAGATGACGTTAAGTTAGGTTCTGTTTTAAGTAAAGATGGAGAGATATTCTCCAATTTATTAAATGAAATAGAAAAAATAGGCACAGGTGACAGTCAACTTTCTAGAACAGAGCTAAAAGGAATAGGTCAACCTATAATGGAAAGTATTATTACAAGGAAAGGTAAAAAAGGTTTTCAACCAAAATTAGATGCACAAGGTAAAAAAATATATAACAGAACAGAAGAGGTAACCACAGGTATTAACTTTGCTGATAATCCTACAGGTGCCACGATTTTACAAAAGTTCGAAACATTACCAGGTAAAAAGAACAATAGATTATATAAAGAAGCAAGAGAGGTTGGACTCATTCGTTACCTTGAGTTAAACCCAGACGAGGTATTTAGTAAAGAATCTGGTAAAGCAAAGTTATATAATATAGCCTCGCAGTTTACACCAGAGGTAACAGCAATAACATACAAACAATCAGATGTTGCTCAAATTAGAGCAGACATTATTGCTTTAGAATCATTGAAGACAAACGCAGTGACACAAGCAGAAAAAGATAGATTGTCAGCACTTATCAAAGAAAAACAAGAATTAGAGTCTAGAACTGTCAATGCCATGACTAATGTAAGTGCACAAAGAATTGATCCAGGTGCTGGTAATAGAAATGTAGACGGAACAGATGGCACTATTGCTACAGACAATGTTCATATTATGTTTGGTCGTGGTGAAAGAGGAGAACAATTAGTAGGCAAAGATATTTTAAAAGCAGACAATGATGATCCACCTGAGGTAAAAGAAGCTCTCGGTGAACTTGAAACTTTTTTAAAAGATGCTGGAGATACAGATAATCTTAATAAATTAAAGAACACTTATACTGACCACAGTTACAGTAAAACTAAAGCATATGATGGGCATGGCAGACTTATAGATACATTTGGAAGTCCAACGGGCAGTAATTTAGAACCCTCTCGTTTTATAAATGAGTTACAGTTTAATAGTGCTAGATTTAAAGAAAATCAATTAAGGACACCAGAAGAAATAGCTAATATAAATGCTAAAATAACCGAATTACAAAATGAAATTCAAAGGACACCATCTAATGACACAGTTAAACAAGTAGCATTAAGTGAGGCAGTTGCCCGTTTAAGAAAGCAGTTGGCAACAAAAGATATTGTTTTAAATGAAGAGCTAGTTGATGTTCAACAAATATTAAAAGTAGATAAACAAAAAGGTGGCAAGTTAGTAAGATTTAAAGAGATAAAAGAAGAGCTTAGAAAAAAATCAGAACAAATAACTACAGAGATAGCCGATCTTCAAACAAACAAAATACTTTTAGATAGTAACCTTACCAAAGTAAAAAGAGCAGGCTTTAAGTTAGACGAAGATTTAATTCAAAACACAACTGTGTTTGATAACTTTAAAAACAATGAAGCCTACTTACAAAACTGGTTTGATAATGTTGATGATACCGCTCTTATAACAAATACTGAACCTAGAGCACCTGGAGAAACTATAGGTGAAGGTATGATTAGCGGAATTGAGGTATTCCATAATAACAAATATGGAACGAGAATGGAACAAGGAGTAGAACTTCCAAAATCACCTAATGATCCTTTTTTTGAAACACCAGAGGGAATGGAAGATAGTGGTATGAGACTACCTTTGTCGATTGCTAGATTTATTGGAAGCAGTGGTAGAGACAGAAACTTTACTCTTGAGAGAGTTTTAAAATTTTATACTGGTAATACACCTCCTAAGACTAGTCGCTCAACAACGCCTAGAAATATGAATGATTTATTTACTGCTAGAGCAGCTGACGATGGAATGATAGTTTCTGGAGATGCCGTAACACAAAACCCTTTTGTTACTTTTTTGGACTCTGGACAATACGACAAAATTCGAGACGTAGATATGATTCACGACCATTTTAAAACACTTGAAAACTTAGTGAAATCAAAAAAGGTAGATCCTAATAGTTTTAAAGTATACAACAACCTTGCAGAGCGAGAGGAATTTTTTAGTGAGAGGTTAAGTGGTAAAAAACATAGACTTGATATGTTTACAAAACTAGGCATTGGTATCGAATACGGAGATTATATTGCGGCAAAATTGTTAGATGATCCAATGTATTTTATGAAAAGAGGAAACACTCAAAAGTTTTTTAAAGATGCCTTAAAAAATTATGGACAGGTTTTAGAGCAAAAAGTTTTAAAAGACCGTATTACAATGAACATACTTACAAACGAAGAGTTTATTAAAAATGTAGGAAAGCAAAACATACAAGAATATAAGGCAAGACTCAAGGATATAGAAACAAGAGCTAGAGCAGAAAGTTTAGAATCAAGTCCTGTGTTTAATGACGAAGCGAAAAAGGTATATGAAGATTTTTTAACTGATGCAGAAATAGAATTTAAATCAGCTGGAACTGGTAATATAGATGATGTAGTACCATCAGGCAAAGGTGCAAAGATAGTTAAAAAAATTGTAGAACAAACAGTTGATGAACATTTACAAAAATATAATAGCATACCTATTCCAGAAAACACTGGTAATAATACAATAATCGCTAACACTTCTAAAGGAGGCAGTGTACAAGGACTTAGAAATATAGTTGATGTAGAATATATTCCTACAAAAAGAAAAGTGATGGGAATGGAATTTGATGTTATAGAAGGAGAGTTAAAACTTGATTATAAGAATTTTGGAACTCCTCAACAAAAAGAAGCTACCGTTAGAAATGCAAGTTTTGCAAAGTCTTTTGATGCTTTTAGTCGCACTAGAAATCCGTTATTGCTTAGATTAGCAAAACAAGAAGAGTTTGATGCGTTAAGAAAAGAAGAAGCTGCACTTTCAAATGTCATAAAGAATAAAAAAGACGAACTTGATAGAGTAAAAATAGAGTTACGACCTTATGAACGAAGAGGTGCAATATCAGATATTGTTAATCAGTATGCTGATAAACTACCAACTGAAGTAGTACGATCACTTAATAAACTTCTTTCTCATGCTACAAGATCAAAAACACTTGGAATGAATCCATCTTATCAAAATACAAATCAAGCGATTGAGTTAGCAGTTAATTCTATTGTCAAACAAGCTATTAAAGACGGAAAGAGGTATGTCGTATTTCCTAAACTAAGAGATTATACTTACCCTAGAAACTCTGGTGTAAACCATGCTAAATCTACAACCTATAACGCTTCTGCTGGAGATCCATTAACAAATATACTAAAGAAGAATTTTGGGGATGGTTATTTTACATCTGATGAATTTTTTGGATCACGAGTGCAGACAGGTCGTGCACAGAGAATAGGCTCAAGAGGAGGCGTTGATATGAACAATAGTCCGATTGCAGATGATGCTTTACCAGGTAATGTTGATAAATCAAAATTTAGAATTATAGATCTGACAAAAATTAATCCAGATTTTAAGATACCAAGATTTGCAAAAGGTGGTATACTAAGTAAATTTAGAAAGAAGGTAGCGTAATGGCAGAAGAAACAATATCTCCGATGGTAGACCAAGCACTAGGTGCTGGTGGGCCTGGTGTTACTCCAGAAACAGACAGTTTAAGAATAGATCTAGATGAAGCACCAGAGTTGCCTTTAGGCATAGAATTAGATACAGGCGAAGAAGCACCAGTTATTACAGAACAGTATGTACATAATGCTAATCTTGCAGAGATTATGGAAGAAGGAGCGTTAGCTTCTCTTGCTTCTGAATTACAAGCTAAAGTCAAAGAAGATTTAGAATCAAGATCAGATTGGGAAGAAGCAATCGCCAAAGGACTTAACTTGCTTGGTATTAACTATGAAGATAGAAGTAATCCGTTTCTTGGTGCAAGTGGTGTAACGCATCCGTTGTTGTCAGAAGCTACAACACAGTTTCAAGCACAAGCCTACAAAGAAATGTTGCCAAGTGGCGGCCCAGTAAAAACACAGATACTTGGTGTTCCAACAAAACAAACAGAAGACCAAGCACAAAGAATAAAAGATTACATGAACTTTCAGATTATGGAAGTTATGGAAGAGTACGATCAAGACACAGATCAAATGCTTTTCTATTTGCCACTTACTGGTTCTACTTTTAAGAAAGTTTACTTTGATCCGACCAAACAAAGAGCCGTATCTAAATTTGTACCAGCCGAAGACTTAATTGTACCTTACTCTGCTTCTGATATAAGAACAGCAGAAAGAGTGACACACATGGTACGAATGAGTTACAATGAAATTCGTAAACTACAAGTTGCTGGAGTGTATAAAGATGTGGAGTTATCTGCTACGGATACTGGAGAAGATGAAGGATCTATCCAAGAAACAACTAATGAGCTTCAAGGATTATATCCAAACTATTCAGATGATAGTTACACCCTACTTGAAATCCATGTGGACTTGGACTTGGAGGGTTTTGAAGATATGGATATGCAAGGGCAGCCTTCGGGTATTATGCTCCCTTATATTGTTACCATTGATCAAAATTCTGGCGAAGTTTTATCAGTGGTTAGAAACTTTAGAGAACAAGATCCGTTAAAAAGAAAGAGGCAATACTTTGTACATTTTAAATTTTTACCAGGTTTTGGCTTTTATGGTTTTGGTTTATTACACACAATCGGTGGTTTGTCTCGTGCAGCCACATCAATATTAAGGCAGTTAATCGATGCAGGTACTTTATCAAATCTTCCAGCTGGTTTTAAAGCGAGAGGTGTTCGTATTCGTAATGATGACGATCCTCTTAATCCTGGTGAGTTCAGAGATATCGATGTCCCAGGTGGAGATCTCAAAAATTCAATCATTCCATTGCCATACAAAGAACCATCTGGCACACTAGCACAACTTTTAGGAGTCATTGTTGATTCTGGTAGACGTTTTGCACAAGTTGCAGACGCAAAAATTAGCGATGTAAACTCACAAGCACCAGTAGGAACGACTGTTGCGTTGATTGAACAAGGCTCAAAGATTATTTCAAGCATACATAAGCGTTTACATTACGGACAAAAACAAGAATTTAGGATGTTAGCAGAGATTTTTTCGGAAAATCCAATGCCTTATCCGTATTTTGTAGGTAATGTAGCACCACAAATAATGCAAAATGACTTTGATGGACGTATTGATGTGTTACCAGTTAGTGATCCAAGCATTTTTTCTATGGCACAACGTCTATCTTTGGCACAAACACAACTGCAACTAGCACAAGCTGCACCAAATTTACACAATCAGTACGAAGCATACCGAAGAATGTACGATGCACTTGACATAAAGAACATAGATGGCATTTTACCGCCACCACAACCACCTGCACCAGTAGATCCAGCAACGGAAAATGCTAATTCTATAAAAGGAGCTCCTTTACAGGTGTTCCCACAACAAGATCACGAGGCTCATTTGATGGCACACATTATGTTTTTGTCTAATATGGTGTCTCAAGCTAATCCACAAGGGTTTTTATTGTTGCAATCTCATGTTCAAGAGCATGTAAGTCTGTTAGCGAGAGATCAAGTGACTAAATTCTTTCAAACAGCCATGCAAGAAGCGATGGCAAAGGGTGAACAAGTTCAACCTCCACCACCAGAGGTTGTAGAAGCAGCTATATCGCAACAAATTGGTGAAATATTGAAGGAAATTATGCCTGCAATAGAGCCTGCACAAAAACCAGATCCACTTGTAGACATAAGACAGAAAGAATTAGAGAACGATACGGCTGAAATACAAAGAAAGTCTATAAATGACATGATGAACTTCCAAGTTGACCAAGCAAAACTGCAACAAGCGTTTGAATTGGCACAACAAAGGAGAGAAACGCAAGAACAGATAGCAGAAGACCGTAATGATGTTAATATTTATAGGATAAATACACAGGCTTCTCTGAAAGGAAAGTAATGTTAGATCCAGCCTCAATCGGTGTAGCCATTACAGCCGCCAATACGGCATTTAACGCAATCAAACGCGGATTTGCCGCAGGTCGTGAAATTGAGTCTATGGGCAAAGATTTAAGCCGTTGGATGGGAGCGGTTTCAGACGTAGAAAACACTGAAAAGTCCGCGAAGAATGTGTCACCACTTATAAAATTATTTAAAGGAAAAGAGATAGAAGCATCTGCTATAGAAGCCTTTACTGCAAAAAAGAAATTAGAGGCACAGAGACAAGAACTTAAATCATTTCTAAATTTTCACTACGGCCCTCAATCATGGAATGAAATTTTGCAAATGGAAGCCGAGATAAGAAAGAAACGAAGGGATGAAATCTATGCCAAACAAGAGCTTATTAGAAAAATCTGGGAATATGTTGGTTGGACTATCTTGTTTATCACAGTTATTGGATTTATAATATTTCTTGCATGGCTTTATAAGGAGAAAAAAGGGTGAAAACTTTTATTTTTATGACATTATCTATTTGGTGTTGTTCTTTTTTAGGAGGTTTTTATTTTGGCTAAAGTACAGAAAAGATTACAAAAAGACTCTATTCTTGACGAATACGATCTCGATGGTGATAACGAAATCACTAACGAGGAGCTAAAACAAGCTAAAGAGATTAAAGAAATGGAGACAAAACTTAGAAAAAATCTAGCACAACTACGCATGGCTAGGTATACTTTAATAGGTATGGGTGTATTTACAGTTGCTATGTTTTTTGTACCGATTGACCGCGTGACCGCGCTGTCAGACATATCTAACCTTTTCTATATCTCAGGTGCAGGTATAGTGGGTACATACATGGGAACGAGTGCGTACATGCAAAAGAACGGAGTTAAATAATGTTAACAGCTTTAATAGGTCCAGTAAGTAAACTGGTCGGAAAATTTATAGAGGACAAAGATCAGAAAAATAAACTGGCACATGACTTAGCCACACTTGCCACTCGTCATGCTCACGATCTGGCAAAAGGTCAAATAGCTGCAAATGCTGAACAGGCGAAACACCCCTCAATATTTGTAGCAGGAGCCCGCCCCGCCATAATGTGGATCTGTGCTCTCGGTCTTCTAACTCAGTTTTTTATCATGCCGATTGCAGAGTGGGCAACAGCGATATGGATGCCAGATGTAACTTTGCCGAGTTTAGCCACGGGTGAACTTATGACGTTGACCCTTTCATTATTAGGACTCGGAGGAATGAGATCCTATGAAAAGTCAAAGGGTGTAGCAAGAGAGAACATGAAAAAATGACAATGGATTTGTTTAGACATTTACGAATACACGCTAAAAAAAAGAGGATAATATGCCGTTGACAAAAAAAGGAAAGAAGATAATGAAGTCTATGAAAGATCAATACGGTAAGAAAAAAGGTGAGACAGTATTTTATGCAAGTAAAAACAAGGGAGTTATTAAGGGTGTTGACAAAAAGAAAAAAACAAAGAGATCCTAAAGTTGGGACTGGTAAAAAACCTAAAGGTTCGGGCAGAAGATTATATACGGATGAGAACCCTAAAGACACGGTTGGAATTAAATTTGCTACGGAGGCGGATGCCAGAGCAACTGTTGCCAAAGTTAAGAGAATCAATAAACCTTTTGCGAGAAAGATACAAATCCTTACAGTTGGAGAACAAAGAGCAAAGGTAATGGGGAAGTCAAAAGTAGCCAGTATTTTTAAAAAAGGTAAAGAAGCAATAAGGAG